GAGTCAAAGCAAATGAAAGAGAAATATCAGATGACTTTAAACTCTTGGAGCAAGAGATATCTGATAAAATAAACAAAGCCTTAAACAATCCTTTAAATAATATGTCAGCGAGTACCAAATGAACATCGATTTTAAAACCATATTACCTTACATAGTTATTATTGCCTCTATTAGTATGAGTTGGGGTATGGGATCTCAAAGATTAGATGCCTTAGAACAAAAGGTAAATTCTATTGCTCAAATGCAACAAGACATCGCTGTCATTAAAGAAAAGATTATGTGGATTGAGTCTTATCTTATTAAAGAAAGATGAAAGTATTTCTTGTTCTATGGGTATGTATGCAATCTGCTACTTTACCCTTAGATAAAACTTGTTTTCAAACTGTTAATCAAAAAATTTACTATGACACAGTTCAAGAATGTAAAAAAGATTTTGACGAATTATCTGCAAAAATAATGTTTAACAATCCTGATCTATATTTAACTATGTTTTGTACTACAAAGAATATAGAGAACATTTAATTTTGATATAGCTGTCATGCTTTATTGATAATTGTAAAACAAATTATCAATCACACATGATGTGTATGATATCAACATTAAAAAAGTTTTATGCTACTTTTAAACAAGCATTACTTGGTTACGAAACAGGATTAGAAACATATTGCAGAAACGAATACCATGATAATTGGGAGTTCGCTGTAAATTATTTTAAACGACACAAAAAGTTTCCGTATTAAATTAAACTATAATTCTTTAGGGGGATAGAAATAAGGAGATGTATGTACAATACAAAATCAATCCTTGTTCTGTCGGATTGTCACTTTCCATATCAGAAAAAGGAATATTTTAGTTGGATTAAAAAACTAAAAGACAAAGTAAAACCTACTATGGTTTTAATGATAGGTGATTTGATTGATGCTCATAGCATTAGTCAACACCTACATTCCCCTGAATTAAAAAATATCAAATATGAGTTAGAGGAAGCCCGCTCTTGTATTAAAAAGCTAAGAAAAATATTTGATTGCCCGATGCCTATTATATGGGGTAATCACGATATCAGAATACAAAAGCTAGCGGAAAAATCCTCTATTCCTAACTCTTTTATTAAAGACATAAATGAAATATTAGGAATAGACCCTACTTGGAAATGGACTTGGCATAACAAACTCATTGTCAATTTACCTAATAAGACAAAGGTTTTCTTTACTCACCACTTTAAATCTAATGTATTGGCCAGTGCTAAAGAATTAGGTTTATCTCTAGTCGTTGGTCATCAACATACAAAGGCCAGCATTGAACTATTCTCTCACCCCTTATCTTTAAACTTTGCTATGTGCGTTGGTTCTAGTATTGAACCTAATCATGAAGCCTTCAAATATGGAAAAAATTTCATCAAAAGGCCAATTATTTCTTGTGGCAGTATCGTTAATTCTGTTCCTCAACTGCACCCAATGTTTTTAGACAGTAATGGAAAATGGACGGGGCAGGTATGAGCGATAAAATTAATCCTGACTATTACAAGAATAAACCAATAGAAACTATTGAGGCTATTCGTTCCCAACTTTCTGTCTCTGAGTTTAGAGGTTATTTAAAAGGGCAAATTTGCAAATACCTTTTTCGTTACCAAGAAAAAAACGGCATTGAAGATTTAAACAAAATGCTTTGGTACGCCAACTATTTAAAACTATTTGAAGAGGAATTAATCAATGTATGAAGAAATAAAACAACAAATCATAAAACACGAAGGAAAAATTAACAAAGTTTATAAAGATCACTTAGGCAACGCCACATTTGGTGTTGGTCACTTAGTGTTACCGACAGACGATCTACAGGAAGGAGTAGAGTACCATGATACAAAAATTATGGAGTTCTTTGAAAGAGACTTCGATCAAGCTCTTAATGATGCGAGGGTTTTCATTAAAGAAGAAAATGTTAGTCCTATTGCTTTTAGCTGTATTGTTAATATGGCTTTTCAACTGGGCCTAACAAGATTATCGAAGTTTAAGAAATTTCAATATCATTTAAACAAATGTGACTACACCTCTGCCAGCGATGAAATGCTCGATAGTGTTTGGGCAAAACAAACACCTCACAGGGCTGAAGAACTGGCAGAGATTATGAGGAGTATATAAACATGTTAAGTAATTTACTCAGTGGCGGGTTAGTGGGAAGTGTAGGAAAAATTATTGATGAACTGCATACTTCCGATGAAGAAAAAGGTCAAATAAAGATCAAACTTCAAGAATTAGAGAATGAATTAAATCAAAAGCAAATGGAAATCAATCTTGCTGATGCGAAATCAACAGCAACAGGAATTGGTGGAATTATGCAGAGATCGTGGAGGCCCCTTATAGGTATGAGTTGTGCTTTAGCGATAGCTTGGGAGTATGTAATTAAACAATTTCTGATGTTTGTATTAGCTACATTTAGTATTCAAACAGCACCTTTACCCGAATTAGATATGGCAACCTTATTTCCATTGGTGACAGCACTTTTAGGAATGGCTGGTCTTCGCAGTTTTGAAAAAAGCAAAGGAATTTCTAAATGAGTACAGTTAAAGAATTAGAGTCTTTATTAAGAAAAGCAAAAAAAGAACTAAGAGAAGTTAAAACTCATAACGGCTTCTTATTAGAAAGACTAGAACTTTCCCATGAAAGACTACATGAAGAAAGAAAGAAGAGATTAGAAATGACTCTTGATGATGTAGTTAAAATGCATAAGGAAAGAGCCTTGTATGAAGAAAAAATAAAAAAAGATAAAGAAGTTATTGAAACTTTAGAAAAACAAAAAGGGATAGTCTTAAATGGCAACCTATAAAGGTAAAAGTGTTCCTCTTAATAAGCCTATGAGGGGCGATGTTAAGAAGTTTAAGGTTTTTGTTAAAGACGGCGAAAAGATTAAGAAAATTAATTTTGGCGATCCTAATATGACAATTAAAAAAAACCAACCCGCTAGGAAGAAAAGTTATTGTGCTAGAAGCGGTGGCATTAAAGGAACTAATAACAAACTATCTGCGAACTATTGGTCTCGTAAGATGTGGAATTGTTAATGGCAAAAAAACAAACTGATACAAAGCCTATTATGCCAGTGGTTAAAAAGACAACCATAGGTGATGGCCGAATAAGTTTTTCGACTATGAATAAAGATAAGCGAAGAAGCTATAAACCATACAACAGACAAGGAAGGTAAAATGCCAAACTATAAAGGAAAAAAATATCCTTACACAGCTAAAGGATTAAAAAAACTAAACGAAGATAAGAAAAAAGATCAAAAGAAAAAGAAAAAATAATGTCTTTATACGAAAACATAAATAAAAGAAAAAAAGCAGGCACTAGTAGGTCTAAAAAAAACTCTACTATTTCAAAAGAAGCCTACGACAACATGAAATCAGGGTTTAAAAACAAAAAAAAGAAGAAAAAAAAGTAATGAAACTCCCTAAGTTTGTCACAATAGGGCATTTTAAAGTAGAATTAATACCTATTAGTCATGACATATCTTATGAAGTTTGTGAAATGCAGGGCTGTTTCATAAGCAAACCGCCCTACAAAATCTATCTTGATGAAGACATTATCAGTCTTAATAACGAAGACAGTAAAAACTTGTTAATTCACGAACTTTGCCATGTTATTTACTACATTTATCACCTTAAAGATAAAGACGAAGAGTCAGTAGTTAATGGTATGTCTAATGGTATAACGGAATTGTTATATAAATCAGAGTTAAAAGACTGGTTTAAGAAAATAGATAATTAATCATTATTCCAACTTAGTGATATTATATTGTTATCACTATCTAACTCTATTCCTTCTTTCCCTCTTAAATCAGAAATAGAAATATCTTTTATTGCATTTCTCAGGTAATAACTTTCATATAAATATTCTTCCGTTCTTTTTTGTTTTCCCGCTATCCATTCTATTTGCTCATCACTAAAATAAGACAATAAATCTTTGTGAAAACCTTGATATTTTATCTTATTAATGATGTCCGCAGTTCCCGATATCTTATATTTATTATTAGACTCAATCATTGTGTGTTTTTGCAAAACAACATAGTCATATATCTGGATATTTCTGAATTTCATCTTTGATTTAGAAACAAGGCAGTATTCATCAATAATCTTTTGATGATCCTCTAAATTAATTTTTCTTAAATCTTTTAAAGACATACAGTCTGATAGGTTTTTACCTTCTTCTTCCCATATTTTACTTTTCAATTTATTAATCATAGATCAAAAATTAGCTTCTTACTGACTTCTAAATTAGAGTGCATATATCTTTGTGCTGAATATCTACTTTTCCACCCAACAGTTTCCATTAACTGTTTTTCATTTGCCCCATTATTAGAACAATTAGTAGCGAAGGTATGTCTAAGAGCATGTCTTTTCTTTTTATCAGGGTTCTTAACATTGGCCAATTTATTCATCTTTAACCATCTTTTCCCCAATCCTCTTTCACTGTTTTTTGAATCAGATAAGTAACGCCATTCAAACAATCTTCCTTCAAACTCTTCTTTATTATTAATTCCTCTTAACCATTCATATAATTTTGGGTGCATGGGAATTACTCTCTGTATAAAAGTTTTACTAACATAAGTATTAAATAATTGATTTTCCAAATCTATCTGAGGTAATCCTTTTGAATTAGTTTTATTCCAATTTAAACTTAATGCCTCTTTTAATCTCATTCCTGTATAATATAAAACCATAAATAAGGTTTTTATTTGTTGGTCATCATATTGCATGCATCTTTCAGCTTCTTCTTTTGTATAAACATATTCTGTTTTTTCCGCTTCAGATATTTGAGGTAATAAAACAACAGGCGTTTTATAACAATACTTCTTTAATGCACCATAATTTAATAGTTTTCTTAATGGTGATATCACAGATGAATTAATTGTATTGTATTTGGAAGACAGATTCATTTTTTCTTCTAAAGGTAAATCGTTCATATTCACGCCCTTATACTTTTCATATACCGATCCTACTTCACTATCGACAGGATATCGGGCAGGAACTAAATAGTTATCAATCCATTTTTGATCTATTTCTGATAATAATATGTTCCCAAAAAATTTTGCATTTTTCTCAAAATAAACTTTTCTTTTTACAGTAGGTGTTTCCCTACGATCATTCATAAGTTCTTCATGAACATCTATTGCTTTTTTATCAAATCCTTTTGTTCCTTCTCTTAAAGAATTGATATAGTTTTTTAATACTGTTTCGGCTATTTGCTTGTTATTGGTATTGGTAGATTTATAACGAATATAATACTTCTTAGTACCAACATACTCAGTCCCAGTTATTTGCCAATATGGTGATCTTTTGTTGTTTTTTGTAAGTTTGAACATAATAACTCCCTAATTCTATAAATGTCATTCTCAGTAAAGCATCTCTGCTTCCCCTTCATGAAACGAGTTAAACAATGTTCGTTTGGATATATAGATTGTAGTTGATTTAAACGATAATTAAAAGCCCTTTTGTTCTTAAATCTAAACAAAGGAAAGACTTCTTCCATAGTTTTCAATGGTTTTATACCTTCCATTATATTAATTCTCCCTGTTTTGTATCTGATTTTCGCCAATAAAAATTACATAATTTATATGGCTCTTTTTCATTTAGTCTTGGATTAGGATTAAAAGACTTACTGGTTCTAGTTTTCAATCCTTCTCTAAGCTGATCTACTGATAAGATCATTTGTTCATTGTTCTTTACTAAGGTTAAGATCGCACCACCTTTGAGTATGGCTTTCTCTACCTCATAATCTTTAACAGAGGCGTAGTTATTCCATAAACGATCAATTTTTCTTTTGTAGTAGGTCATGTTGTTATTGAACCTAACCTTGTTTCTGCTCTCGCAGTGGCATTAGCATCAAGAATCATTTCTTTCCTTGCTAAAACTTTTTCTAAATAAGCCCTTTTTTGATCCATAATCTTTTGCTCATCTTCTAGGGCTTTTTGATATGCTATAACATCAGCGTTAGTTCTTGCTCTTGCTTCTCTATCAGCAATAGATAATTTTTGTTCGTTAAACTTTGTATTTATAAAAGCCTTATCGTATTCGGATTTATAAACTCTTTCCGCATAATCTCTTTTTCTTCTAGCCTCATAATATTGAACATGGGCCTGATAGATTTCTTCTGCAAACTCGTTTAAATCAAAACTTTCCATCTATTTCAACCTTCCTAATTACTTGTTTCAATACTGCAATTTTAACCTTTGCGTTATAAGTAGGATCGTGTTCCGCTTTTGTGTGATGACCCCTACAAAGAGGGGCCAAGTTTTCTACATAATCTAAGTAGTCTGAACCGCCCATACCTCTTGGTTTAATATGATGCAGGTCAGTAGCTTGGCCACCACACATTACGCAATCACACTCACTCGTATCTTTTAAATTGTAAAACCTTAGATAGATTTTTGTGTGATTTTTCATACTTTTCTCGTTCTTTTTGATGCTCTAGTTTTGGATATGGTAATGGCCATTCAGACCAACCATGATTTTTTTTTAACTTTTCAACAATATGTGACATGTTAATCATGTTTATTTTATCCTCTCTTTGATCTCGTGAACTATTGACCCTATTGCCCAACAAAAAACTAAATTAACTACTGCTAGGACAATAATTATTGTTAGTAATGTTGTTGTCATTAAAAGGGCGGATCTTCCTGTAGTGGCTCTTGCCTTTTAATTTCAGTATCACTGGGTTTCCATGTGTTTCTTTCAGCATAGAAATTACCACTTTTACTTTCTTTAACATCTATGTTGAGCCATTCATCATCACTTGTTAAGTTTTCTTTGGCCCATTCCCTAAATTCAGAAAGTTTGATGTTGATTTTACACTTAACAAAATCAACCTCTGCTTTTT